AAAAAACATATAAAAGAATAAATTTAAACAAAATTTCATATTCACGACTTTATATTAACGGAGAATCAACAAATGAATTATATGATACAATTAGTGTTGCAAGAAATAATCCAATAAAAGTTGGAACATTAACTTCTAATGGTAAAGATATAGAACACCTAAATATCAAACCCAGAACGCCCGTATTAGGTTTTAACAATACTAATTAATTATTATCAAAACTAGATTGAAGAAATTTATAAATAAATATAAATATATTTTTATATATGATTATAAGTAATGAGTCTATTATTTTTTTATAATGAATTAAAAAATAATAAAATATTAGATAAATTTTTTAATGATTATGAAATAATAGATGATGGATATGTAAAATTAAAAAATAAAAATTTAAAATTATATGGAAAAGTAGTCAAAATTAATCATGAATTAAATGACATAGTAGATATAATTAATAAAGATCAAAAAATTACTAAAACAGAAATAGTTAATGTATCTAATATTTATAAGTCTGTTGAATATATTTGTTTTATTTTGTTATAAAATATTTAAAAACTATTCTATATAAAATATATAATGACAACTAAAAATATTATTGCTACTGCTTTTATAAACCACCCAAACATAAATGGAATTATTGATTTTTGTGAAGATTATAAAAATAATCAAGTATTTATTAAAGGGCAATTAAAAAGTAATAAATTTAAAGATTCGCAACATGGATTTCACATACATGAAGCAGGTGATTTATCCGAAAAATGTATAGGTGCTTGTGCACATTTTAATCCATATAATAAAAATCATGGTGGTCCGAATTCATATGAAAGACACGTGGGAGATTTAGGAAATATTTATTTTGATAAAAAAGGAGTAGCCAATATTAATATGATTGATACTTATGTTAAATTAAGAGGTACAAAGTCAAATATAATTGGACGTTCTGTTGTTATTCATGCTGATGAAGATGATTTAGGAATGGGTGGTCATGAAGATAGTCTTACAACAGGACACGCGGGTTCTCGTATAACATGTGCTGTTATTGGATATTCAAAAAAAATGTTTAAAAAGTAAATATTAATTATAAATTAGTGTTAAATACATTTTATTCATTAAATGATTTTTTTGTATAATAAAATCATTTTTACAAAATGATATTGAATTCCAGAATTCATTTTTTTGATTATTAAATATATATGTTACATTTAATGAATAATATTTGACATAATTAAAATTCATATTAACATTGATTTCAAATACCTTATTATTTTTAAATCTAATTTGTGAAAGTACAATATTGATTTCTACAATATAATTACAAAATACTTCTTTAATATTATTTAAGATAAGTTTTTCAACAATACATGAATGCCCTATTCCTAAAATATCATGATTCAATATATCATTTTCATCTTCTTTTGTTAAAAAGTGAGAATCTTCATGTGACTCATTTAAACATACTTCTATCATTTTTCAAACAATAATATACTTAAAATATATTAAAAATATCAATTTTTTATTATAATTTAAATGATGTACTTATTTTTTAATCTCAATTAATTGAAACCCTTCATTTTCACATGGTGTCTCAAAATATTTTTTATATGTATATAAAGCTATTTTTGGAACATAATGACCACCCTCGGTTTTCCTCTTTTTAATTTGTTCAATACTTTGCTCTGTACTTGTATTTAACCAAATACACTTAACATTGCGATTGTTTTCTTTAGCATAATCAATATACACTTTCCTTTTTTTAGAAGTACCATTTGTACCATCAAAAATTATAGAATGTTTTTTAATATGTTTTGAAGCTTCTTTAATCATTTTTGGTTGTGTTTTAAATGTATCACCACAAATCAATTTATATTTTGGTAATTTTGTCTTACAGAAACTAGATTTACCTGAACCAGGCATACCTACCATAATAACAACTTCATTTTCATCTTTATTATCATAATTACCTTCTATTTCTTTGATTTCATCAAAAGGAAATATTTCTTCAGGTTTGTAAAATTGTATGCCTATATTATTAGCAAAATCAAAATCTACTGATGACCAATCTTTTGAACCACCTGCATCACCTACCATAAAGGATTCTTTTTTATCAAATTCAGGAAAAACACTTAAAAATAATTCAGGATTACCTTTTTTGTATTTTTTTGTCATCGCAATCAATACAACTGCCTTTAAATTTAAAATGATTACCATGTCACGAATCATATTTAATTTCCATGATTTTGTTTGGTCACTTAAAAAAACTAATTGATGTGTCTTAGAATATTCTTGAAGTACATCAGGAACACTTTTCCTTAACCATACCCAATCATTTTCATTTTTGGGAAATTCTTTTCCATCAGTTGGTTTAATTATTGTCCAATCAATGTCAAAAATGGCTAATTTTTTACAATTTAAATCAGGTTCATTGTGTAAATTTACAATTGTTTTATCTATTTTACTTACGTTTTCCATATTCATAATATAATAAGTTGTATTTAAATGTATCAATTTTTAAAAATTGATGCAAATCATAATATATATAAAAACAAGAGTAAAATGGGAAACAGCAACACTAATACATGTCCTTTTGAGGACAAACAATTTATGGAGTCTTTGAAAAACTTTCAAAAAGAAGCTGATAAATACGATTTTTTAAAAGATGATGTACATAAGGTGGTTGATGAAGAAATTTACAAAAAATTAGTTACTATGGTTCAACCTTTATTTTCATCTATTTTTGATTTTTTCAAAAAAGAAATGAATGAAAATGAGATAAATATTTGTACATATGATGAATTAATAGAAACAATTAAAGATGTAAAAAAACCGATTCAAAAGAAAGTGGAAACTATGAATGAAATTTTTTCCATGAAAAAACTTATTTTTGGTATTTTAAATGGTATTGAATTATTTAATCAATCAAAATTCAGTGTATATGATTTAAATGTACAATTGGACACTATTAACGCAGATATTGAATTGAAAGATTTTTATGACAATTTAAAATTATTATTTAAAAATATTACTACTTTTATTAAAAAGACAACAGATGGTGAAAAAGAATTAGCTTCTACTATGAAAGAATCGAATAAAACTTTGAATAATTCTTTAGATAGTTTGAAACTTATGCTAGAAATATCTAACATCAAAAATCAATTAAATGATTTGATTAAAGATACTAATAATTATCAACCAGAAAATAGTGATGATTTGACGATTATGTTAAATTATCGGAAAATTAAAATATTGCATGATGAATATGCTCAAAAATTTAAGGCATATCTTGATTTATTACCAGAACAACAAAGAAATATCATTCAACAACTACATGAAGGTAAAATTACCCAAGATGAATTTAAACAATATTCTGATTCACTCATTACTAAAAAAGAAGAATATAAAATTGATGAAAATCATCAATTGATTATTGATAATTTTAGAAAAACTGAACAAACTTCGGATGATATTAAAAATGTATATAATCAATTAACTGTAATAAATTGTTGATATTTATTTAAATATTAAAAAAAATTATAATATGAATTAAAGTGAATGTATTTTGTTTATTTCAATTCTAGTCAATCCTAATAAATTATAAAATTTATCTTCATTTATGCTTTTATCAAATTTTCGAATATCTGGAATAAATTCAAAGCACTCTTTATCCAAAAAATTCATTCTGTATTTAGTAAATGTAATAATCACATTAAATATTTTAAATTTCATAAAGTTCATTTGGTTTTAAACTTTTTTTCAAATAGTCAAGTAATTCATTTGGTTCATTAATTAAAGAATTATATACCATCATAAATTGATATAAGATATTATTTAACAATTTGTAATATAATTTATATGGTTTTTTTCATTTTCAGTTAAGTTATATAATTTATATATATCTTTATCATCATCTATTTTTTCATTTAATAATTCTAAAGCATTAATATTATCAAAACCATGCTTTGAGAATTGTTTTATTAGATATTTCACTAAACATGAATCAATAATTTTTAGAATATTTTTTAAATTTTTTTTATTATCAACAATAATTTTAAAATTATCACTATATGTATAATCATGTGTATTATCAATATAAGGCATTAAATATCCTTTTTTAGATATAACAATTTTGTCTTTATCATAATCATCATCTTTTTTATTATAAAAATAATATTTTTTCGGCGGGAATGGATTTGTTTTGTTAATTGTATCAATAATTTTATATTTAAAATCATTATTTTTATTTTCTTTTACAATTCCTTTATTAATCATTTCTTTCCTAATTCTTTGAGATTTATTGTTGAACTTTATATCCTTTACTTTAAATTTATTTTTATTATTGGTTAATTTTTTGATAATATTTAAATCTATTTCATTTGGGTATCTTGGTAAATTAATTGCTGGATATAATTTAATAAATGTTGTTTTTATTTTATTAGTATAATCTAAAAAATCAATTTCCGTATTATTTATGTAATCTTTATTTTGTAAAATAAACCATAAAAAACTTGAACCAACATTAAAATATTTACTACAAGTTTCTATTGAAATATGATTTATATTATATAATTTATCAATATATTTTCTATTTTTTTCATGTAATAATAAATAATCTATTATATTTCTAGGTGTTATAAACAATAAATATTTTGAGATTCCTAATTGTTGTAATGATAATTTTGTAAATTCTAAATATTTTTTATTATCACCAGATTTATTTTTTTCCTGGAAAGGAGGATTTCCCATAATTACATCAAATTTTTCAACATTAAATTTTTTTGAAATATCTATTTTTAAACTATCACCACAATAAATATTTAAATTAAATTTCTTTTTATTAAATAATTTTTCAAGTACATAACAATTTTTTTTATTAATTTCACTCATATAAAGCATTTTTTCTAAAATGTGTTTTTTTCTTTTATTTTCATCTGGAAACTCTTTTTTTAATCCATTCATTAATCTATAATATACATTTACTGGAAAACTTCCCATACCTGCTGAAGGGTCATACCATTTAAATGATGATTCTGAAAATATAGATTTTTTATGTTCTTTTTTATAATGTATGTCTAATTTATCCATCATTTCATCAATTAGTTCCATTGGTGTAAAAACTTCTCCAAATTTCTTTTTTTCTAGTTCTTTTGGTTTTAAACTTTTTTTCAAATAGTCAAGTAATTCATTTGGTTCATTAATTAAAGAATTATATACCATCCTAAATTGATATAAGATATTATTTATTTCTTTATTATCTATTAAAAATTTATTTGTTAAATGATATATCATTTTAAATAAATCTTTCTTTTCCCATAACATAAACATATAATCGTTTATAACTTCTTTTAAATATTCAGAATTATCAATATATATTAAACAATCTTTTATATTATTATTATTTTGGTCATAGTTCATTAGTGCAAATAATGGTATAATTAATGGTAAAATATCTTCTTGAAACGATATATTTAATTCTTTTTCATCATCAACATGTAAATCTTCCACATTAGATTCATTAACTTCCTGAGATTCATCAAAATTTAATAAAGGCATTTTTTTCCTTCCCTTTGGTAATGTTTGATAAATTTCATCATCAAATCTAACAAAGTGTTCATCTATGTCATTTCCTAAAGATGTAAAATATTTATTCATAATATTTTGGTCTTTTTCATCAATATTTATATTTAAATTTTGTATTTTTTTGAATAGTAAGCGATGTTCATTTTCGGGGTCATTTCTCCAAATTTTTAGTAATTTGTCAATTAACTCTCCTTTATTTTGTTTGGATTCAAAAATATCAGTATCTAAATTTATCAAATTATTTTGTATAACATATTCTATTTTTTGATGCGTTAATAAATTTGTTTCTATAATTGGATAATCTATAAATGTATGCAATACTCTGTTAATATTAAAATCAATAACATATCCATTTTTTTTTGAACCATCTGATGTTTCACTCATACATCTATACATCATCTGCATGATTTTATCTGAAGATGTAATATTATTCAGTAAAAATACTACATCTACTAAAGGTAAAGTAATACCCAAACTACATTGATTTCCCGCCAAAAGTATCAATCCTTTTTTTTTATTCAATTTTGCTTTATTTTCGGTTTTAAAAATATGCTCTTTTAAATTTTTAATTTCTTTAATTTTTGAATTAATTATCATTATTTCATATTCATTGAATTCATCAAATTCAAGCATTATATTTTTTAAATTTTTACTTAAATCATCAATTTTTAAACCAATTCCAAAAGGTAAAAACCATAATTGAGTACTGAAATTTTCATTATTTAGTAATGTTCTACTATTGTATTTTTTTGATGATTGGATAATTCTATTATAAATACATGTTTTATTAGTACCAGAAATATAATTCAATAACTCTTTTACTTGGTCTTTAAATAGAAATGTTTTTGATTCTTTATGAAGAGAAAATAATACATCCATTGAAAATCCATCATCTGAATTATCTAATCTATCTTTAATTACTTCAAATTTATCTTGGTCTAATAATGTTGATATTAGGTGCATATTTGGCATATTATCATAAAATTTTAATTTATCATTTAAATTTGATTCATCTAAAAAATAATTGACATCTATCCCATGTTTTATTTTTAATTTATTTATATCTCTATTTTTACAATACATTTCATCTTCAATTGTCCAGAAAAATTGACATTCGCTGTCAATATCAAATTGTTTTAATGTTTTTTGATATGTCGCCGTTAAATAAATATAATTGGAAAAATTTGAATTAAACAAACTTAAAATTTCTTTTGCATTATTTGTTGTTCCTCCAAAATGATTTTCATCAAAAATAACTAAATCAAATATTTGTTTATGAAAATTATTTTTAGTTTTATTCTTTACATAATTATCAAGTAATTGTTTTGATATTATAATTACATTATTTGTATTGTTAGTAATATTATTTAAATCTGTTCCTTTTTTTATTTCAATTATATTTAAGTGCCTGAAATTTATGAATTTATTAAACATTTCATTACTAAATTGCGTCAATGTTTCACTTGGTGCCGGCGTAATAATAATAGCATTAATCATCTCAAAATTCTTATAATATATATCAATTAAATGACCAACACCATACGTTTTTCCAGCACGACATTTCCAACCCCATAAAAAATTATTTTTACCTTCTTTAATTTTATCTATTGTTTTTTTAACAAATAATTCTTGGTGAAATCTAGGTATTAATTCCATTGTTTAAAGATTATTATATTAAAAAATAATTGTTATTTAATCAATTTTTAATATTTTATAAAAGAATAATTATTCAATAAGTTTATCGCAAACTCTATTTTCTTTTTTTCCATAAAGCATATAATGTTCAACTAACTGCATACAAGTTAAGTTATTAAGATCTTTATAATTATTCTTGTAAAATTCAAAATTAAAATGTGGATTTATATGTTTAATATGAGTAGGTCTTTTTTCTTTTATACCATTATCAATTAAATGCATAGTGTATTTATCTAAATCATCTTTAAATATATCATATAAATCAGGATTTAATAATTTATACATTTTTGGATGTGTGTTTAAAACATTAAAAATATTTTTCATTTTAGATAAATATTTTTTGATTATTAATCTATCTTCTCTTTCATTATATAAATCATGATAATTTGGAGGCATTACTCTTTTAGAATTCATTGTTGCACGCCCTCTATCTATTTTTTGCTCTAATTCTTGATATGATTTTCCCCAATAATGATTTATTTGAATAATATCTGTTGTTTCATTATAATTAAATGTAAAATTATTATTTAATTTTAATTGTGTCTTTTTACAATCAATATAACCATTATTGTTATCTTTTAAAACAACAAAATGAGGACTTGTGATTTTTTTTACATCTTTTGGTTTGCATATGGTTTTTAAATGTCCATCAGATTTGGATTGACAAAATGTATAATTTTCTATTAGTATTCCTGGTTGTTTAAATTGATAATAATTTGAACCAAAATTAATCCAATTAATTGCTATTGCTGAATAATCATCATATTTTTTTAGAAAACTTACTAAATTAATGTCTTTTCTAGGTAATATATATTCGTCACCATCTATAATAGCTAACCATTCTGTTTCTTTTCCATAATTATTTATACAGTGATTATATGCTTCAACTTGTTTTACTTTTCCTGGATAATGAATAATTGTACATAATTTATGATAAAAATAATGATTAAGTCTTTTTTGAATAGGTATTGAACTATCATTATCATAAATATAAAAATGTTGTACTCCTTGTAGATAATGAAAAATTATAAATTCTTCCAAATATTCTTCATTTTTTATAATACATAAGACTGATAAATAGTGACTCATTAAAAAATAAGTATAAAAAAAAAAATAATATTAACCTTAATTTTTATAAATTAATTTCCTTAAATCATTCATTTTTTTATCAGAAATATTTCTATTATAAATTTCATACATACTCACGTTATTTAATCTTTCTAACAAAAAATTAATTGAATACATTCCACATTCACTTCCACCATATTGATGTCTTTTATTATTATAAATTAGAATTGGTTTTTCATTTATCTTTTCATACTTTTTTTTTAAATTATGTATAAATTCATTAATTAATTTAATTGGTTTTGAACCATAACTATCATAATAATTAATTTCATTATTTTTATTATCAATATAAATAGCAACCCAATGAGTACCAGGACCAGAACTTACATCTAAGTTATAAACTAAACCAATTTTATGAATATTATTCTTTTTTAATCTCTTTAAATCAATATTTGATAATTCACAAGTTATTTTTGTAGGACAATCAGATGGTACAACTCCTAAAAATTTAAAGTCATCATGCTTTTTCTCATATTGTTTCATTACTCGAAGTATATCATATGTATTTAACCAAGTATGTTTATCTTTTTTCCATTCAGATGGATATTCGGGTTTAAAAGTATATTTATTAATATTTATATCATTTAATTTTTTTATTTCTGGTTGATTTTTCCAACAATCTTCTTTTTTACTACATATATTCCCAAATTCGTTTTGAATAAAACCCCACAATTCTTTTTTTGATTTTTTTTTTAATACAATATTTCTTTTATTTTTCTTTTTAAGTTCTGATGCCATTTTTAATAAAGATTCCTTAGAATAACATGTTTTAAATTTTCCTTCTTTATCA